GCCATAGCCATAGCCATAGCCATCGCCATAGCCAGAGCCAGAGCCATCGCCATCGCCAGAGCCATAGCCATAGCCATCGCCATCGCCAGATCCATCATCTATGTTATTTGGATTCATCGACCTTTGCTCCTGAAATAGAAACTTTCGCGGCATTTTCACAAGCAATAATTTCGCATGTTTCAGTTAATACAGTTAATGAAATTGGCGCTCCTACTTTGCTATTTTCATGCAATCCAGCAATAGCGCAACCAGATAAATATTTCTGATTGTTTGCAGGTTTCCAGTACCATAAACGGCGAGATTCAGCCAAAACAGCTTCACGCCCATTGTATGATTTCAAAATACCTGCATGTACGCCAGCATCACGACAGCGAACAATCACATATTCACCTATTAATACTTGATGCACCGTTTGAGTTTGTGCAACACCAGAAAACAAAGCCGCTAATTCTTTAGCCTGCCCGATTGTTAGATCATTTAAATTCATTTATTTCTCCAGTTAATTTTATAAAAAGAGAAGGCACCGCTAAACCTTCTCAGAGTTGCTAGGATTAATCGATTAATCTTTGCGCGGTATTTAATGCGGTGCTACATGTGACTTTATCGCGTCAATCGATCCGTCAAATTAGCTGTTTGGCGCATATCTTGCAATTGCTTGCTCGATGTAGTTACTTTAATCTAGTCAAAACCGAAAAGCAACAAGTATTTTAAAATAATTTGTAAATTTGTTGTTTTGCGTTATACTTCAATTGTCCCAATAACTTTGAAAGAAAATATGAAACCTAATGAATTAGTAAATCACTTTGGATCGATCACAAAAGCAGCGGCGGGAATTGATGTTTCATCGCAGACTGTTTTAAATTGGATCGAAAAAGGCGTGATACCTTACAACGCACAAAAAGCGATTGCATACGATACCAAAGGAAAGTTAAAGCCAGACGCAGCAGAAATAGGAAAGGGAATGTAATGGAAAGCAAACTAAAAGCGGCAGCAATGGAGTCTGTAGGCGAACTACCCGCTGGATATTTACATCTGCCGACCACGCCAATAAAGCAAGAGCCACAATTAACTGATTGGATTAGCGGTGATTTGAAGCCTGTTAGACCAGGCGTATATCAGCGACTGTACGATAAAGTGGATAAAGACTTTTATTGCAAATTTGAGGATGGAGTGTGGTATATGCCATGCACAGAAATAGATAGCGCTGCTTTTGAAACTGAAGTAGCTGTGATGCAAAATCTACCATGGCGCGGTCTATCCTACAATCCTAATGAGGTGCAATCATGAGCAACATTAAAACCTATATGAAAATTCAGGTATCAAGTGATAACTTTTGCAAAGGATGCGTTGGAGAAAATGATCGTGATTTGTGTAAGTCAATGGAAATTTGCACTGAAACAAATTCAGATGGATACATTACAAAAAGCTTTATTTTTATGGAGTTGAACTATGAAAAAATATCTTGAATCATGCGGCTGGATTTTATGCCTAATTGCTATCGGTGGAATTTTTTTTGATTGGGTATCGTTGAGCTTAATCATTTTAGCCATTGGCTTAATGTGCGTGAATATAGCGACTAAGCCATGATCTTCCGTCTAGTCCATCAAACCGCACGTGATCGTGCCGTAGAAGCTGTCAGGAACGCGCCTGATGAATACGAGGTGCGAATTAAGCCTCCTACTCGCAATGGTGAACAGAACGCAAAATTTCACGCGATTTGCGGCGATCTTGCCAAGTCTAGTATTAAATGGGCTGGCAAGACTCGCACAGCCGACCAATGGAAAGTGTTGCTAGTTTCCGGTCACGCCATGGCGACAAAAGAAGGTTCGGAAATTGTGCCAGGTTTAGAAGGTGAGTTTGTGAATATTCGGGAAAGCACCGCGCTAATGTCGAAAGCCCGGGGCAGCAGCTTAATTGAATACTCAATCGCTTTTTACGAACAGAACAAAAATGCTAACTAAACGCAAATCAAAATGTCGAATCTGCCGCGCTGAATTTGTAAAGCTGTCGATGTCACATCGCGCATGTAGTCCAGATTGCGCATTGCAAGTTGTAATGCAAGCCAATAAGCGAAAAGAAGCGGCAGAGGCTAGAAACGTGCGGGCGGTTGATAAAGTGCGCAAGGAACGGCTTAAAAGTCGGGCTGATTGGATTAAGGAAGCACAGGTAATATTTAATCGATTTATACGCGCGCGCGATGCTGGAAATGATTGCATTAGTTGTGGTCGCAACACTGGTAGCAAGATTAACGCAGGGCATTACTTAGCAACTGGAAGCCATCCTCATTTACGATTTAATGAAAATAACGTGAATTTACAATGTGAGCATTGCAACACGTACAAGTCAGGAAATCAAGCGGCATACCGGCCTCGATTGATTGAAAAAATAGGCTTGCAAGCTGTCGAAGAATTAGAGAGTAACAACGATGTAATGAAGTGGTCTATCGACGATCTAAAGCAGATCAAAGAGCTTTATAAACGAAAATTGAAAGAACTAACAAAATGATTATATCGGTAGATTTTGATGAGACATTTACCCGCGATCCGATTTTATGGACTGAGTTTATTAAGTCTGCAAAGTCACGAGGCCATACAGTTTATTGCGTGACCGCGAGGGAGGAAAAATACGGCGGCAAAGAAGTCAAAGATGCACTAGGTCATTTAGTCGAGGGCATTTTTTTTACAGACGGTGCGCAAAAAGAGCAATTCATGCTGCGTAAAAATATATTCGTTCATGTTTGGATTGATGATTGCCCATTGGCGATAGTGCATAAGTCAATGAAAGAAGATTGGGAATAGCCCCACAAATTCCGCGCCAACATAGGCGGCTTAATTAAAGGAGATAAAAAACAACAGCGTAATTGACTGTGGATAAAATTTAATTTAAAGTATCTACATTGCATTAACCGATGGGGATCGGGCAATAAAAAGATTGGATAGCCTTCATTCGTAAGCGGCTTTCCGACTTGATTTTACCAATCTAGTTAAGTTGGATTCCCCAGCCGCTTATCAATGAAGGTTTTTTTTCGACTATTAAAAAGGGATGATATGAATTACGAAGAGTTTTTAAAGAATAAAACTCATAGTACGGGAAGCTATGGTTTTGAACCAGTTTGGATGCCTGATTGCGCATTTGATTTTCAGCAACACATTATTGCAAAAGCTGTGCGCAAAGGTCGCATTGGAATGTTTGCCGATACAGGATTAGGTAAAACATTAATTCAAGTGGCGATTGCTGAAAACATTATCCGCCAAACAAACAAGCGAGTTTTGATTCTAACGCCGTTGGCCGTGGCTTTTCAGTTTATTGACGAAGCTACGAGAATCGGTGTTGATGACATCGCACATAGTAAAGCTGGCGAGATTACGAAAAAAATCACGGTATGTAACTATGAACGACTGCATTTGCTAAACCCTGAAGATTTTATTTGCGTAATGCTTGATGAGTCTAGTATTTTGAAAAACTTTGCGGGAAAAACCCGCGATCAAATCGTGGCATTTATTAAGCAGGTACCGTACCGTTTTTTAAGTACCGCAACACCTAGCCCTAATGATTTCATTGAATTAGGAAACAGCTCAGAAGCCCTTGGTTACATGGGTTACATGGATATGCTGACCAAGTTTTTCAAATCAAATCAAAACAGCGTAGATAGTAACAATCGAAACATAGGTGAGAAATTTTACCTGAAGCCACATGCTGAACGTGATTTTTTCGCATGGGTAAATCAATGGTCTGTGATGGTTAAAAAACCCTCTGACCTTGGGTTTAATGATGATGGTTACGGGTTGCCTGCATTACACGTTAATAAGCACATGGTACAGAATGAAAAAACATGGTGCATTGAAGGTCAAGGTTCATTATTTGCCATGCCTGCAAAAAGCATGACCGAAGTTCGAGAAGAACAAAAACTAACAGTTAAAGAGCGTTGCGAACGTGCCGCCGTTCTTGCCAGTGGTAAAACGTCTGTTTATTGGTGCAACTTAAACGAAGAAAGTTCTTTGCTTTCAGATCTTGATCCTGAAGCTGTAGAAATTATTGGAGGTATGTCGATTGAGAAAAAAGAAGAAATCCTAGTCGCTTTTGCTAGGGGTGATATTAAACGACTCATCACTAAAGCAAAAATGACTTCTATGGGGTTGAACTGGCAACACTGCAATCACACTGTATTTTTCCCTACTTGGAGTTACGAA